AATATGGCGGCAATTCAATTTTTGTTGATGCTGGCGGTTGTTGGTCTACTGTACCAATTCAGATTAAAGGCGATCCAACTTAAATGGCAACGATCAAAGAAGTAGCTCCTACACCATGGCGCAGGCAACTTGTCGCGGCATCATTTGCTGGTGTGCAATATCATGTAGAGCAGCAGGGTCGCAGCGGAGGTCGACGTGTTGTTTTACACGAATATCCCAAGAGAGATGTACCGTATTCGGAGGACATGGGCAGGGCTGCCACGCGCTATCAGATTACGGGTTATTTGATTGGACCAAGTTATAATATAGTCAAACGAGACTTGATGGAGGCACTGGACAGTGATCAAGGCGGCGAGCTGATGGACCCGTATCTCGCTGAGCCTATGCAGTGTTTATGTGAACGTTATAATGTGACTGAGACGCGCGAGCGTGGCGGCTACTGCACATTCGAAATGACTTTTGTTGAGCTTGGTACACCGGGAAATATACCTGTACAAATCAATAGTGCGTTTCAAGTGCAGGGTCAGTCGCAGACTACTGGTGAGAGTGCTGCGGCAACTGCAAACGACGCAGAATTGGGACCGGGCTAATGCAGAAGTCTGAGCTGACGGAAGCAAAGGAAATTTCCGGTCGCATGATGACTGAGCTATTGCTATTTCCAGTTACGTCCAACGTGGACGCGGCTAAATTGAGGACAGCGGTAGGTCGGTTTATGGTAGATTTTGGTACGCTGGTTGACAATAAAGTTGTCGGAACTGAATTATTTGCCTGTTTTGAGCAGGCGCGGGCTGCTGGTGCCACACTCAATTGCATGAATCGTGTTCGCGTTTCTTTATTTTCTGAAAGCCCTTTGTATCATTTAGGCTTGGTTATTATTAATGCCGGTATTCTTTTTTCTTTTGTTGAGCAGAGCCAGTTAATTTCTGTTATGGAATTTAGTAGTCGCAGTGAGATTGATGACTTGATGGATGCTATGTCTGCAATCATAGAGGAAATAAAACTCAACAAAGCTGATTCGTTTGTGTCAAATGATTATCAAAGTTTTGTTCTATTAGCAGCGTTATTGATTCAACATTTGTCTGCAACAGAACGGCAATTACCGCGCGTAATTCAGTATCATTGGTCAGTTAACTATCCGGCGTTGGCTTTATCTAATCGCATTTATGGTGATGGATCGCGCAGTGAAGAATTGATATCTGAAAATAACACCGTTCATCCAGCATTTATGCAACGCGATATAGTGGCCTTGAGTTCATGACTGATATTCGCATTGTGAACGTCACAAATTTAGAGGGCATCTGGGCTGATTGGCTGTTAAAGCCAGACGATACATTGGATGAGACTGAAGAACTTGTTAATGTAGTCAAGGTAGCATTGCTGACTTGTGCGCTGGCTAATCCAAATGATGTGCTGCCTGATCCAGATAGCACTGACCGTAAAGGCTGGTGGGGGGATTTGGATGCGGAAACAATTTGGGACGGCTGGCCTATTGGAGCAAAGATCTGGCTTTTGCGTCGCGCTAAAATAACACCGATGGAAGCTCAAGAGGGTGCGACAGTGACGCGCGCTGAACAGTATTGTCGGGCTGCTTTACGACCAATGATTGACAAGCGCATATGTAGTCGCATTGATGTTGTGGCAACGCGTGGCGGTATTGAACGCATTGATGTTATGGTGCGGGTTTATCGTGGTCCAAATATGCTGATAGATTTGCGCTTCCAAAATCTGTGGGATGGAATCAGGAACATTTAATCAATGCCTTGGACAACCCCAACATTGCGCACGGTGCGCCAGACTGTTCGTGGCGAAATAACGACTGCGCTTGGTCGCGCTTCGTTCATTGGCAACAGTGTCCTGCGTGTCATGGCTGATGCCATGGCTGCATTGGCGCATCTGACTTTGCGCTATTTGGACTGGTTGGCGCTGCAGCTTTTGCCGGACACTGCTGAACATGAATGGCTGGATCGGCATGGTGATATCTGGTTAGTAAACGCTGACGGAACGATTGGTCGCAAGGTTGCAACACCAGCTAGAGGTACCATTGCAATTACCGGCACACCAAGTGTTGTGGTGCCAGCTGGAACGCAATTGATCAGTGACAATAATATTAATTACGAGACAATAGAAGACGTGACGACAGGCGCATCACCGGTCAACGTTGGTATTGTTGCTATCGATTATGGTGCGCTCGGTAATATGGACGAAGGTGCACAATTAGGTTTCGTGGCTACCCCTGCTGGCGTTGACGGCACTGTTACCGTAGTAGAATTAACCGGCGGTACTGATGAAGAAACAGACAACGAATTACGTCAACGTATTTTACAACGAATTCGTAATCCAGCTATGGGTGGATCACAAGCAGATTACATTACGTGGGCGCTGGCAGTTCCTGGAGTGACGCGTGCGTGGGCAGCTCCAGAGCAAGGGACAGGTACCATCACGATACGTTTCTTGATGGATGATCTGCGTGCTAGCGATGATGGATGGCCAACTCCTGATGATGTGATCGCTGTTAAAGATTATATTGATTTAAAGCGTCCGGTTACAGTCAAGGATAGTTATGTACTTGCACCAATCAAGGAATTCATTGACGTTACGATTGCAAACTTGATGCCGGATACTGAAGCTGCACGTGCTGAAATTGAAAAGAGCATTCGGGATATGTTGTTTGCAAAAGCAGCTCCAGGACAAACGATTTACGCAGCGTGGATAAGTTACGCAATTTTAAATGCGCCGAGCGTGCAATCGTTTGAATTAGTAACGACGGTGGACTACGTAATGCCGTCTCTTGGTCACATGGCAGTGCTGGAGACGATACTTTATGAGTGAACAAATTGATCGTCACGTACGTCGTACTGGTGATGATTATAAGCAAGCGTTTCTTGCGTTGCTTCCTCAGGGGCAGGCTTGGCCTCGTCATCCTGAAAGTCTTTTATATAAAGTTGTAGCTGGTCTATGTAAGTATTGGGGTTTTGTTGACAGTCGTGCGGCCGATTTGTTAGAGCGGGAAAGTGATCCGCGTCAAACAATAGAGCTGTTACCAGACTGGGAACGAAATTGGGGTCTGCCTGATCCTTGCTATACTGCTCCGCAGGCGATAGATGAACGACAGCTTGCGCTGATTATGCGCATGACGATGGTCGGAGAACAGTCGCGGGAGTTCTTTATTAATGTCGCTGCGAAGATTGGATATACAATTACTATTACGGAGTATCGTACTTTCGTTGTCGGTATTGACAGTGTCGGAGATTGTCGTACATATGGTCTTTTGCCGCCAGACCCGATGCGCAATGAATGGGGCAACCCTATCATGGGTGCAGTTGGTGATGCTTATGTTAAGGATGGGGAGTTAAGCGAGTGGCCATATTATGGTCTTGGTCCAGACATAAATCGTTTCTACTGGACGGTACATGTTAGTGGAGCCTCATTGATTTGGTTTCGCTGTGCAAGCGGACAATGTGGTATTGATCCGCACCTACGTATTGGTATCGCAGATGATCTTGAATGCTTACTAAATCGTTGGAAGCCAGCTCACACAACAATACTCTTTGATTATGCAGGCTTGGATCATCCCGGTGATCCAATGGCTGGTACACCTTAAAAGGAGACGTCAAGTGAAATATGAAGCGCCCTACGGCGTGTCTGACCCTAACGCCGGTTATATCAATGGCAACCCTTCGACTGGCACGATGGGTTCAATCCCTCCTGCTGCTGCGATAGAATATCCGCAGCGTGAGATTGTCAATTTTATTAATCGTGGCGGTTTGATTCCAAGCGATGCTGATTTGTATCAGCTCTCACGGGCGATACAAGGTGGTTTGGTTAATTGGGGAGTTGATACTGGCATCCCGAACCAAATGGCTATCACTCCGACGCAGCCTATTTCCGCGTATGCGCTCGGCCAGCGTTTCATCGTCAAGGTGAGATACGGTAACACGGGTCAAGTTGTTCTCAACGTCAGCGGACTCGGCAACGTCCCTGTCATTCATACTGATCAAACGCAGCTCAATGCGTACGAGATGCTGGCGGGACAGCTGATCGAAGTCGCCTATGACGGCGTTCATTTTCAGGCCATAGGTGGCATCTCTACCGGTGCCATAACGATGACGGCAACGCAAAATCTTTACGTCAATTCCGGGATTGGAAGCGACACGCTCTACGACGGGACGGCGGCGGCGATAAGTGGAACGTCCGGGCCATTTGCGACGATTCCGAAAGCTCTTACCACCATGAAGAAATATAATCTCGGTGGCTGGAATTTTATCATCCATATTGCGGACGGCGGTTACTACTCGCCTGATCCAATCGATCTGCCGCTCCCGAACGGCTCCGGCATAGTTGCGCTGATTGGTAACGTCTCAAACCCCGCTGCTGTTGTGGTGACAAATAGCGGCACTGGCAGCACAATCACATCATTTCATGGCGGCAACTACGACATTCAGGGAATGCAGCTTACGGCATCGGCACCAAAGTCAGGCGACCAAGGTCATTGTCTCTGGTGGCTCAATGGCGGATATTTAACTCTTGGAATTATGAACTTTGGTAACGCACCGCAAAATCATGTTTGCATGGGTGCGAGTTCTAGCTGCATGCCATATGGTAATCAGAATATCGTTGGCACCTATGCCGGTGGTTCGCACTACTATGCCTTCACCAACGGCGTAATTCTTAATTCGACTCCGACCAACCCAAGCATAACAATTTCAGTCGCGAGTCAGAACTACGCCTTCATGCAGGCGGTGGACGGCGGACAAATCTGGCCGCTCTGGAATGCCATCAATGGAGCGGGAAATCTGAGCGGCTATAAATATGTCGCGTTGAGTAACGGCGTTATCAATACAGCAGCGCGAGGCGCGTCGTATCTGCCCGGTACAGTAGCGGGAGTGGCATTTTCGGGAGGACAATACATATGAACATTT